AACATCATTGCCGTTGACTTGTGTCCAGTTACAGAACCGATAGATTGATTGCTCGCCTGAGCCCGGTTCCAACAAGACGGCAATATCAAGCGTAAAAAGATCAATGATCTCAGGTAACTGAGTCTTAAAGGTTTGGGCGTTAGGAGGTGATTGTGTCATATGTAGATCCTTACCAGTTCAAAACTTACTGTCATGTAGCCTGAGCTTGCGGGAGTCATTTCCCAGCCATCAGCAAGAATGTAATTACGAGCTGCAAGAGTTAGTGTTATATCAACAACTGTGCCGTTTGCGATAGTCACGGAAGTTAATAGGCCGGTAGCAAGATTGGCAGTGTAGTTGGTGGGCCGTGTGTAACCAGTAAGTGTTAAGGATGCAATCGCGTCGTAGCCTAGATTCAAGATTCCGCTTGCAAAAGGACGTTGAAAATTCTTGGTTGCCATGATTGGCGTCCAGCTGATTGCTTGTCCTTTTGTACTTAAGAAAAAGCTCTCGACTGAATAAGCGCTTGAATAGGGAAGAGGTGGTGTTTCACAGCGCCAGCGCTCTTGATCAATATTGAGGCCATCTGTTAAAAGTTGGCTGTAGCCATCTCCGAAGTTGATTAGTTGACGCCGTTGGGTGCGGCGTACTGGCGTGGCCATTACCAGTGGGATGTCATCAAAGTTAATGTATGCCATTACAGGATGCCTCCGCTACGTTTTTGGTTGACTAGCGTTGACATCACAATACCTTGGACTTGATTAGCAATCTGTTTTTGTGCGGCAGGACTGAGATTTTCGCCGGTATTTTGAACAGTAATGTTGACTGAGCCAACTTGAACGTTGCCGGCTCCCAGAGCATGGTTAGGGTAAATGCTGCCGGTGGAGCGAGGTACAAACATCTCGGGACCGCGTTCGCCAACGATGTAAGGACGTCCTGCGGATACAGGACCCCCAACAGCTCTTTGGGGGATTCCGTAGTTTGGTCCAAATGTTCCGTAGCGACCAACTTTTCCGCCTCCGGCACCTATTGGCGTGCCGGGATTAAACGGTGTTAAGAATGTTCTAATAGCATTTATAGCTTGCTCAATTACAAAAATACGCAGCAACTGGTTAGCGATTTCAATAAGTACACCAGAAGCAATTTGTTGGAGGCTTTCTTGCCAATTTTGTGATCCTTGAATAAGTAAGTCAAACGTTGACACCAGACCTTGATTTAAAGTCCCAGAAATACTTTCTGCAAGATCTTTCTGTTGCTGTACTGCAGTATTTAACTCATATTGCTGTTCAATATACTTTTTCATATCGTCCATTTTTCTTTGGTCTTCTGTTCTGGAAATTTCGGCAAGCTCACGCTCCGTATCTCGTTGGGCAGCAACCAAAGCTGATTGCCCTTCAGAAATAATTGCTTGTTGTGCGCGAATATCTGTTTCGTCTGCTAGTTGTTGAGCATAACGGTACTGAAGTTCAACTAATTTTTGTTGCCCTTCCAGTCGGGCAACCAATGACGGATCTCGTGCAATTTCAGCCGCTGTAATACGATCTTGAATAGTTGATTGAAGTTTAATTACTTGCGCTTCGGCCATACGATCGCGAACAATTTGTGCGACTCGTTCCTCTTCTTTTTGACGTGCTTTAGCTGCACGTTCGGCCGCACGATCTTTGCTTGCTGCACCAGCGGGAGTTGCTTGGGATGGAGCACGGAAACTTTCAAGTGGTGCCCCTGGAGTTGATGATGTAAATGCTCCAGGGGTTATGGCTCTGAGCTGGCGATCTTTTTCTTGTTGGAAAAATGCTTCGGCAGCAGGATTAATTGCCCGGATTCCGCCTATAACGCCAAAGCGTCTTGTTGTTTCTTGCTGAGCAGCAGTTTCAGCTTGAATTGTCGCTTGAGTCATGCGGCCGCCAGCCATCAAATCGGCTAATCGCGCAATAGCTCTAGATACGGCATTGATAAATTCGGTTACACGATCGGTAAGCCACTTAAACACAGGTCCAAATGTAGTTACAAATTTAGAAGCTAAATTTGCTACAGCTGTTCCAAGCTTATCTACGCTATCTTGTAAATTCTGCATTGCAGATTTTGGTTTATTTGCCGCATCCGTACCTTTATTTCCCATATCAACAAGAGTATCAATAAGTGTCTGAACAGATATGGTTCCATCTTTTGCCATTTTGAGAATAACATCTCTGTTTGTTTTGTATTTAGTAGCGAGTGCGCCTTGAATATCAATACCTTGGCTGCTTAATTGATTAAGAGTTGCTTGGCTAACTTTGCCTGATTCAAGTGCTGATGTAATTGCATTACCGACTTTTTCAAATGAACCGCCATATTTATCTGTAAGAGTTGTAATTAGTCGAATTGCTTTTGCTTGGTCATCAAGTACCAGGCCAACTCCGCGTACATTTTGGATGACAGCAGTAAATTTCTCAACATTCGTATTTGCTACTTTGAAAGCTGCAGAAAGTTGCTGTGTTTGTTGGGCGGAGAATCCAATGTCTTCAGCAAGCTGTTTAACCGCTTGACCGCGGCTTGCGATGTCGCCAAGAATCGTACCGAGGAGTGATCCAGCAAAACTTCCGCCTGGTCCTGCTAAACCACCTAAAAAGCCACCAATGCCGCCACCCGCTGCTGCGCCAGTGCTTTGGCCAAAAAGCAGCGGGAAAACGCCGCCAATAATGCCGCCGCTAACAGCGCCACCGAGGCGACCTCGTACCCCACTTAGTGGACCAGCTTGGCGTGGCGCTGCAGCAGGAGGTAATTCAGGCCCCTGCATCCCAAAACCTGCATCTCTTTGGCGTTGGAGAGTAAGAAGTAACGTGCGCCGGCGTGCCAGCTGGATCTGCCGTTCTTCGACAGATTGCATACCGCGTGCAGATCTAATTATATTTTCTTGTTGGATTGCTACTTTTTCCAGTGCACGAGCTTGGTTATCAGCAGCAATCGTAAAATTTTTAAAATCGGCGCTACCTATCTTTGCATTGCTAGATAAAAAGCGAAAGGACTCCGCGACCGCTTGCATACGGGCTTGAGTATTTTTTAGTGCTTTTCCTGTATTTACGGATTCGCGTGCTAGGTCGCGAAAAGGTACTAATGCTTCTCTAATTTTGTCGCCGAGTTTTCCTGTGCCGGGAGCCGTGATGTCGATCGCATTGATCGATTTCATCCGGTTTTCTAATTGACCTACAGCCCGCAAGACTTTATTGAGGCGCTCTTCGCCAGTTACCCGTAGGGCTATGTCTACGCCGTACTCAGCCACGGGCAGCCACTAGAAGTCTGTCTGTAGTTTACTTGGATCGCATTGTTGCAGCCTTGGATGCTTGGCGGCTGCGTTCCGTAGCTTTATCTTCATATTCTTTTTTCAAATCAAAGTACGCGGCCCAGCCAATTAGTTCTTCCTGTGTAACTGAAAGGCTAAGCTGCTGAACAGTCATGCCTAGTTCAGCAGCCAGCGCATACAGAAAGTACCAGCTGGAGTCAGCTTTTGAGGGCGGCTTTCGCTTCCTCCACCTTGGTTTCCGTGCCAGAGGTCAGCATGGCGAGCTGGATGTCTTGAAGGATGTTGGCCTCGACTTCGCGGCGAAGGGCGGCGCGATCGCCATCGGCAAATAGGCGTTTGCCGTCTTTGTCGAGAGCTTTTTCCAGCATCAGGCTCAAAGCAAAATCACCGGCGTCGTCGGCGTTGGACTTTTTCTGGATTGACTCGCGCTCGGCAATGGTCAGTGGGTGCCAGTAGATCTCCAGCACGGTTTCGCCTTCAACCTTGACTTCGTGCCTGTATAGCTGGCTGACGCCGAACTTGTTACGGAGCAGTTCAACGGCTCGCATGAGGAAAGAGCTGGTTATTCAATAATACATTAGGGGTTTGCTGTGAATTGGCAAGAGATCAGTCCCACAAAATGGGAACGGTCTTCAATGTCTAAAGGGGTGGGGCCTACGACGTCGAGTACGCGAGGGTCACAGGTGTAGGGATCGGCATACCCTGAAGCATTGACAGAGATGAGGCCGTCAATCACAGCTTCACTGATGGTGTTCAGTGTTGCGGTGCCGGCTGTCTTAGGCACGTAAACATTACAAGTTATTACGCCGGCGTAGAAGTCAGAGGCAGCGCCCATGTTTTGTAGGGTGGAACGGTTGAAGTTCACCGACATCGCAATATATTTTGTGGTTTTGCTTGGGACGGTATACGGCATATTGTCGAACACCATTGTCACTGTGTTATCAACAGCGGCAACCGCATCTCGGACGGCTCTCTCAAATGCGGCGCGAACGTCTACGAGGCTCATGGTGATGTGTACTTAGATCCACGGATTGTGGAAACGTCTTCCCCGTCAAATCCTAAGGGACTCGCTGCAATACGCACATCCGGGCGTTTTTTATCACCAAAGATAAAGTCAACTAGGTATCTCAATTCACCTTGGATAAAATTTGGGATTGTGTTGCTAGGAGATGCAAGAGCGTAGCGAGCATAAACAGTTGTATTTCCGATATAAATACGATCGTTAAATGAAAAACGTGGTACTTCAAAACGAGCTTGTACTTTTGCTTTTACTGCAGAATTTTTAGCTTTATCTTTTTTAATTTGATTCCATGGTGAAAAATTTTCTACATGATCTACTGGGCGGGGTCTTATTGTAGATGCTTTCCAGCTAGAAGCAAAAAAACCTGTGTATTGAGGGCTTTGGAAGGGTAATTGACGAACAATAATGCGAACTAAACGATTTAAGTCTACGCTGACGCTCTGCTTTATGGTGCGTTCGACGGCAGTTTTTGATAATTTTTGCATCAGAAACGTACCAAAAGGATAAAGAGGTAGGTTTGGCCGCCACTGTAGGTGCGGATGTCTGTTATTTGAGCGGTGCGGGCAGCGCCACTGAAAGTAAGAATAATCTCGTCTTGTAGAGTAGGTTGGTTATTACCTATTAAGTTTGGACTAAGATATATTTTGGCCTGACGCTG